TTCTGTTGTTGTTCTTGTTGAGTTTTAGCTTGGTTGTAACGATCTTCTGCCACGGCTAATTGAGTTAACTTTCTTTGTGCTTCTACTGTAGCTTGAGAATCACCAGTTTCTACCGCGTTTTTTAAAGCAGCTTCAGCTTGGGATTGTTCGGCAGTAATCCTACTTCCGTACTCAGTAATGTAACTCTCGTCTAAAGTTTGAAGCCGGGATTTCATTTTTTCCGCTTCAGACTTCATAGATTGTGCATAACGAACCGCTTCTTCACGTTCACGTTCAGTATCTTTCACACGTTTAGTTAATTTATTAATTCTTTTCTGAACAGACTTACCGTATTGTTCTTGTTCTTGTTCAGTTTGAGAGGGTTCTTCAGCGGTAGTTTCTTCGTTTAATTCAGCAGCATCGTCACTTTTTATTTCAATCTCTACTGTTTCTTCGGAAACGTCTAAAGGAATCTCATTATTTTCTACTTCTGTTTCTTGTTGCGCTTCTGTAGCAGCCATAGAACTGTTCCTTTTTAGTTATGTAAGATGTCTTCGGGGTTTTTAATGGTGGCTAGAATTTCATCATCGTTAAGAATACGAACTTCGCCACCTTCAATTTTAAATCTAGAACCAGCATACCGTGCAAAAACAACCCATTGTTTCTCCTCGCACCATGCTCCAGTTGGAAACTTTTCTTTGTCTCTATAAGCCAATGGTCCTAGTTTTAAAACATAACCAGCTACGGTCTGTATTTGTGTTTCATCCAGAGTGTTTTCGGCCAGTAATATCCCACCTTTTGTAGCTTTTGGGGGTCTATACGGTAGTATAAGCATACGCCAACCGGTCGGAGTGGGCAGACGTTCTAATACGGGTTGATCTATTAAGGAAGGGTCTAACGTTTTTTCTTTTGCTTCAACATAAAGCGATTTTAATAAGTCTTTTTTATTTTCTTTTTTCTTTACTGCAGCTTCAGCCATTTAGCTTCTCCTGTTTTTCTAGCATATTAGAGAGTTCTTGGCGTACTAAATCTAAGCCATTTAGCTCTCCCATAAGTTCACGATATTGTTCCATGTTTTTTATTCCGTTATTTTCCAAAAGATCTTTTATCTGAGTTCTTCTTTCTCGAATAACTTTTAAAACAAACTGAACAACATCTATATCATCCATATCTGGATCCCAATATTACAATATATCAAACTTGTTTCCAATCTTTACCTTCAAATAACAAAGACTCTGCGGTTCTTCGTCTAACTAAACCGTGTAAAACTTTACCAGCAGCTTTATTCCATCTTTGCATTTGTTCTGGAACTTCGTCATATTTTTCTTCATTAAGAACTTTAAGCATGGTGCTTGACTTTAAGTTTCCAGCGCCTAAGTTAAAAGTCCATGCAACAAGAGCATCAAATTGATTTTGGTTTAAATCAACCGTAACTAAGTTATCAATGTGATCTTCAAACTCTTTTAAATCTTGTTGTAACAACGCCTCTGCTGTGTCCTCGGTTATACTCATAGACTCAACTACATTTCTTGTATGCCCATAACCTATGGTCAAAACATCAGCACTGCATAAATAAGGTTCTAAACGACAACCCTCAAACTTTTTAATTAAAGAAATACCTTCTGCTGAAGTTTTCACTTTTTTGCCTTTTTCTTTTTTGGGGATGTTTTTTTCTTTTCCTTTTTCTTTTTAGCGGTGTAATTTTTTTGTTTTTTCTTGACGGTCCATGCTTCGTTTACATCAGGCGTAGTAGGATCGTCTGCAACAAATCTTCCTTTGCAATCTTTGGTGCGAACTTTCTCTCCTACTTCTTCTTCAATTTTAGGCGCTTCTGCAACTTTGAACAGTGATTTTAACCAACCTATTAAACTCATAACGACTCCTTTTCTTCTTTATTTAAATTTCTGTAATATTCATTTATAGATAAAAGCTGTCTTATATATCGTTTAACTTCTGCGATATTACTAGACAAATTTTCATAACCTTTATTTGTTAAACCATAATAAGCTTGTGCTGGCGCCTCTTGCTTTTCCAAATCGTTTAGATATTCTTCCATTGTTGCCGGAGTTAACACGGTCCACTCAACCGGCATGGCTGTAATTTGATTAGGTAAGGGTGGGTGATACATTGGCGCAGGTTTTTCAATAGTAACAATTTCAACCGGTTTTACGTCCGGTTTAGTAAAACGAGCATCAAGTGCGGCGCAACCGCTAAGAAGTGCTGTCAGTGTCAATAGTCTCAGTATCTTCATTAAATTGGTCTGGATCAGTAAGTTCTTCTAAATCTTTTCCTACCCTAGCTGTCGCTCTGTTTACTATACGTTCTATTAGTCCGGGTTTTGCCATAGATAAAACGTTTAGATCGTGTTTTGCAAACTTTTGTTTTAAGTTATTTACTTGAACTTGCGCGGCATTATTTGCCAAAGTAAGCTCTGATATTTTTAACTTATTTTCTTTTTCGTTCTCTAAATGCTTTTCTATTTCTTCGTTCTGCTTTTTTATTGAATTTTCTAGTATAACTTGATTGTCCATTGCTAACTGTAGCTGGGCGGTCAAAACGGCTTTTTGTGCTTCAGCCTTATCATAATAAAGTTTAAAAGAAACAATTGAAGTTAATAATAAGGTTCCTAAAACTGCAGATATTTTAAAATTCATGTTTGAGAGTATACACAATTTTTAAAGATAATATACAACTTTATCAGAAAAATTAGCTACCTTGCTTGATATTTATAATTGATGATGTTCCCCCATTCACACTCACAGCGTTTACTTTTCCCTCTTGATCTATGCGAATATCGTAGCTGCCATCTTTTGATACCTTTATTTCTAGTTTGTCTTCTACCTGTCTTATTAGCTTTACTTCTGAGTCTGTTACAAAACTAGAGATTTGAGTTTGGCTATCGTACCCAACTGCTGTACCCTTCAATCCTTGTTCTGACAATTGTGCATTTGCTTTTTGCAGTTCATCTACCTCTTGTATGACGTCAAGCAAATCTTCTAAAAAATTAGTCGCGAGATAATCTATATCAAGCTCTGTGTATTCTAAATCATCTTGTTCTAATTCATCTGTATCAAGTTCATCAAACTCTAAAAAATCAACATCAAGTATTGTATCGTTATTAGCAGTCCTAGAGTCATCTGTATTTAGTTCTCTTTCTTTTGGTGGATTTACAATCAAGTAGTTATCAATCATATCTAGTGTGAGATCAAGTATGACTGGATTGGTGGGTGGTGTTTCTAGGTTGTAAACTGTTGTAGCCTGATAGGGTTTATTCAAAACTACCTGGCCTAATGCTGTTGTAACAACTATCTCACCAGAACTGTCTCCATTTTCATCTGGTAAAAGTATAACTAAACTTTCGCCTGACTCTTTTACAGTAATTGTGAAGTCTGTCCCCCTTATTCCAATTGTGGCTGAGTTTGTCTTTATTGAGATATTTTCTTTTGGTATGCGTGGTTTTTTGCTAGATATAAAACGGCCTGTTCCTTTAACGAAGTTCAAAGCCATACTTGACTTGCTGGGATTGGGGTCGAATACAAACTTATCAATAACGACATTAGAATGCTCTGTAAGTCTTATTGTAGTATCGTCACGGAACATAACGCCCATTCTGCCATTACTGGTTTCTAGGCGATCCATAGCGTTAAGTGAGAAGTCAATCACACTTTCGTATGGCTTATCTCTTACGACTCTGGTATTACCTTTTAGTTCTGTAATACTTCCTATATCAACAACTTGTGCTAGTACCCTGGTCTGACTGGTTAATGCAAACGCTTCCGCCAGAACCAGAGCTAACGACCCTAAGCCAATCATTGTCTTGCGTAGATTGTTGGTCAATGTCGAAACTCCTTGTTGATCCATCATGTTCTAGTTTGAAGTAAACGCCAGCGTATCCGTCCGCATTGTGGTCAACGGTATTCGAGTCACCATCCAAGTCTATATAACTTGTACCTGAGTCTACATCCAAATCAATGTGAACAGTATTGCTTGAACCTTGAACTATCGTGTCTATATCTGCACCACTTGCTAAAGAATTTGTAGCTAAGTCTAGTGTAAAGGTGTTAGTTGACCCATCTACATCAACATTTACATTTCCGT